AGCGGTACTTATGGAGCATCAAGCGTTCGCGGACGATAGCTCTGTCGCATACATTTTGTCGACAGACTACCTATCCTTGGATTCCTGTGCTCGAACGAGTACCAAGTTCCGTAATTCGCGAAACCGCTTACAAGCGGGTGATCGAGAATCCGGATACTAGCTCTCTTGAAGAGAGCGGGTTGTCTCTTAATGAGTTCAGCCTTGGGGCCGCTCTGGTTTTAGCCAGACGCGGTCCTCGTCACCCCAGGAAGTGGTCTGTGCCTAAGCGAAGTAAGTAGTAATACTCACTTAGCCTTGACATTCAACCTTTACTGGGTCTTTAACGTGGATTATTCCACATCACAAGCATGCTAGCAAATACGCTAAACACGAACGAGATCAAGAATGCAGCTGGGACTGAAGTTGAATTCAGTCGCATCTCCAGCGACGCACGTAGTACAGAGTACGCTCAGATTACTGAGGTACCGAGTCTCCCGCACCGACTCCGGGTTTCACACCAGGAGTCAGGCGCGGGTTTGAAGTTGAGAAGGCGATCCGTCGTCCGGTTTGACAAGACTGTCATGTCCGGCGTCGACGTCACCCTCCCAATTACTGTCTCGGCTTATCTGGTACTCGATGCCCCAATTGGGGCGATGAGTGCCATTACCGAGGCAACCAATGTCGTTGCAGAGTGTTTGTCGTTTTCCGCCTCTTTAGGCGCGTCTACGACAATCCTCTACGACGGTACTGGTAACGGCGCAGCGACTCTTCTCTCGGGTGGCCTTTAAACCACCCTAATTATGAGACGAGTCTTCTTGGTGGCACTAATTGCCACTATCCTCATTATATTGCAGGCGTGTGGAGCTTTCCAGCTCCACTTAACCGGAACCCAGACCAGAGCTGCTCAAACGAACAGCTTTGATCTGGTTATGACAAATGCAACTCCGGATCACTGAAAAATCGCTTGGTGCGATCTATCGGCGTATCCTTATATTGCACTTGTTTGTTCTTAGAAACAAGGCCATAGTATCGGGATTAACCACCCCGGTTCTGCGGTCGAGTCACTCTAAGAGTTCACGGTTACGTAGCCTGCGTTACCCTCATACCCTGTCACGGGGGCCTCAGTATACACGCGAGAATCCGGATTCCAGACCACTTGTCTGAATCCGAATACCTCTACTGTGTTTCCTGGACCCACCGGCCAGTCTGTGGGAGAGTTCGGATCTGAAGACCACAGGCGGTACCGTTCCAAGGGATACTCTGAGCCAAACAACTGTTGTTGTTTTGCAAAGACTCTCCTGGTTTTCGATACCTTCGGTGACTTCAGAAACGAACTGTTGATTGATGCATTCATTTGTGTCAGTCTTCTTATAATGCGGTCGTTCAGTATCAAGGCGTATTGCATGCTCTAGGAGGATTACCTTATGGTATCCAATAAGAGCCTAGATGAAATAAAACTCATCGCTGCACTACTCCTTGACGTCCAAACGTCACATGGAGTTGTGTTCAACAAACGTGTACTCAAGTTAACCTTAAACAAGGTTATCTCAAGAACTCGTCACGAAGGGTTAGGTTTTCTTACGAAAACCTTACCTCGTCTCGGCAAGGCCTTTGATAAGGCCCTTTCCGGAAATACACCACTATCTGCTATTAAGTTGGGATTTGAACCCCTTCCTAATAGTGAACTTCCGAGGTTTCTCGGTGAGTTCTTTAGTCGTGTACTCCACCCAGACGGCACGGTACTTCGTTGTCCGTGTGCAGAATCGGTCAGTGTATTGCGGCAAGTCTTATACTTGATGTATAAATACGAGCTGCCTTACACAGCCAGTCAGGAACAGGGAGTCCTTGATAAGTTTGTAAAAACTGAACAAGATCTTCATGAACATTCTGGGATTCTGCAGGCAATTGCTTGCAGTTTACCTAACTTATACACAACACGACGCAATCGCTCTAAAGCGATTAAGTCCTCTGTTGATGTAGCACGCGAGGCGAAAATCCTTCTCTCGAGGGTATTCTCGTCTTTCGATCCACAAGATATTGTACCGCGACACGGACCCGGAGCCGTCTCCACCAAGGAGCGACTTTGGGATAAGTATCGCTGGTCCAACATCTCGTCTCGTATCGCTAGTGTGTATCCTATTGATGCGTTTTATTACACATCATTAGGGCACGTTAACGACAGGCAGCAAGAGCTTTTTGCTCTTACTTCCAATGAGTCCAACGCCAAGGTTATCCTTGTGCCGAAAGACTCACGCGGGCCGCGGTTAATCTCTGAAGAACCCGTTGATTTTCAATGGATTCAACAGGGCCTATCCAAGGCCATCGTTCATCATGTAGAGCACATTGAGCTGACAAGGCACAATGTCTTCTTCACGGATCAAGAACCTAATCGACGTGCGGCCTTTTTAGGGTCGCTGTACCCGAACGGGCGCATAAGCGCTCTTTCCGATACGAAACGTCAACTGGGTTACGCGACTCTTGACCTCAATGAGGCTAGTGATCGCGTTAGTCTTGATCTTGTTCGTCTGCTGTTTCCGAGCGACATTATTGTCTACTTGGAGGCTTGCAGATCGCAGGCTACGACGTTGCCTACGGGAGTATCATTAAAACTCAAGAAGTTCGCGCCAATGGGGTCAGCTTTATGCTTTCCTATCTTGGCCCTTACGACTTGGGCGATACTCACTGCGGCAGCGCCTGACCGGGATACTCGTGAGAGTATCCTTGTGTATGGTGATGATGTGGTCGTACCAAGGACGTTTGTCCCGGACGCGATCAAACACCTCGAATCGTTTGGTTTAAAAGTAAACCGCGATAAGAGTTGTTATAACGGACTCTTTAGAGAGTCATGTGGCATGGACGCTTTTAATGGCGTAAATGTCACCCCTGTGCGCTTGCGCACACTCTGGTCAACATCACCCAGTCCTGAATCCTATACGAGTTGGATTAGCTATGCTAATTCCTTCTACGATAAGAAGTATCACAACGTCTACGATTACATCGTAGAGCGATTATCGCTTGTCTATGGCGATATTCCAGACGATGACATGCATCTTGCGTGTCCTAGTCTTCGCGTGGTACCTGATTCACTTAGACCCAAACGTATCAGAACAAACGTTGCTCTCCAAAAGAGGCAATGGAAGGTCTGGGACGTTAAGTCAGTTCCTATTAGGCACGTCATGGATGGTTGGTCTATGCTCCTTCGGTATCACACCGAAGGTTCACGGACTCTTCCGTCGTATTCATGCACTTCTAAGAACTTCGAGGGGCAGATAATGCCCTTTTCAGTCAGTCTGTACACGAAACGCCGTGCGAGCATGCTCGTACGTCGTTGGCGCTGAG